GTTCGAAGATTTTATTGTACTAAAGAATAACCAGGGAACAGATGAAACTCGTGTTCGCCAAATGGATTACTCGGTAGTAGTATCTAAGTTATTTTGGAGACGATTCAAGAATGACGAACAGATCACTCTATTCGATCCTAATGACGTGCCTGACCTTTATGAAGCATTTTATCGAGATACTGCGCTATTCGAAGAACTGTACGTCAAATATGAAAATACCAGTAGCATTAAGAAAAAAACTGTTTCCGCAGAAGAGATGTTCAAGAATCGCATTCTAAAAGAACGTACAGACACTGGTCGTATCTATCTACTTAATATTGATAACGTAATCAATCAGGGCTCTTTCGATTGTTCGGTGACTCCGGTGTATCAAAGTAATTTATGCCAGGAAATCACACTTCCTACCGTGCCGTTTCAGCGCCTCGAAGATGATCGCGGTCGTATCGCACTATGTACGCTAGGCAGCGAAAACTGGGGCGCATTCAAGAACCCACAAGAGATGCGTAAGTCTTGTCGAGTGTTAGTTCGTAGTCTAAGTAATCTATTACAGTACCAAGACTTCCTATCAATACAAAGTCTGTTAGCGAATCAAGACTTCGAGCCGCTTGGCGTTGGTATTACTAATTTGGCGTACTGGCATGCGAAACGTAATCTCAAGTACGGCTCACCGGAAGCGCTGGCTGAAGTAAAACGTTGGATGGAACATCAGGCATACTATCTTACTGAAGCTAGTATCGAGTTAGCGGAAGAGCGTGGCGCATGTGAGCGTAGTGCGGATACATGGTACGGTCGTGGTGTATTCCCGTGGGAGCGCCGTGCTGCCGGTAGTAATGAACTTACAGACTTCTCGCCCTCAATGGACTGGGAATCATTACGTGCACGACTACTGAAATCTGGCATTCGTAACGCTACACTAATGGCTATCGCACCAGTAGAGTCATCGTCTGTTGTGTTAAACTCAACAAACGGTATCGAGATGCCTATGGAATTGATTAGTGTTAAAGAATCAAAAGCCGGTTCATTTGTACAGGTTGTTCCTGAATACAAACGATTGAAGAATCGTTATCAACTAATGTGGGAGCAAAAAGATTGCGTAGACTATCTTAAAACTGCATCAGTGTTAGCTGTTTACGTAGATCAGTCAATCTCTACAAATACATTTTACAATCCGGCTCACTATGAAGATGGAAAAGTTCCAGGTACACTCATCGCCGGCAATCTTATGAAGGGAATACACTGGGGTTTAAAAACGTATTACTATTCGCTGATTAATAAGATGGGCAGTAAGGCATCACTGGCTGAAACCGTAGATACAAACGTTATCGCATTCACTCCGATTGTAGAATTGGAAGAAGACTGCGAAGCGTGTAAATTATAGGATAAAAATGGAAGAAGTATCGAACAAAATAAAACAATTGATAGCAAACGCTGATGGTATTGTTATCTTAGCCGGCGCAGGAATGAGTGTAGACTCTGGAATACCAGATTTTCGTGGTACTAGTGGATTATGGACTGCTGAAAAAGACAACTTCATGAAATTCGCTAACGGTTCGGCGTTCACTGAGCGACCAGTCGAGGCATGGAATTTCTACATTACTAGACTGATGAAATATCAGGAGGTACCGCCACACACTGGATATTATGAACTCAAAAAAATATTAGACGCTCTCGACAAAGATTCTTATGTGGTAACTAGTAACGTAGATGGACATTTCAAAAAGTCTGGTTATGATTCAGAAAAAACCTATGAGATTCACGGTAACTTGGAATATGTTCAGTGTGCCAATCGCTGTTGTCACGAATTGTGGCCGATGCCAAAATTCTCAGGAGAGATAACTGAACATGACCAAATACCCAAGTGCGATAGATGTGGTTCAATCGTCAGACCTGCGGTGATGATGTTCAATGACCCATGGTTCGTTATGAACTTGGTAGAAGAACAATCACAACAGTGTATGAGATGGTACGAAAATAAACAAAACGTAGTTGGAATTGAATTCGGTGCGGGACTGGCAGTGCCATCAATACGTGTTCACGGTCAAGAACGAACACAAACCTTGATTAGAATCAATCCACATGACTTTCAAGTAAATAGACCACAAGACATAGCGATACAGGCAACGGCACTTGATGGCATTGACATTTTAGCAAAAATATTAGGATAAACAATGAGCATAGCACAATACAATTTAAGTAAACCCACAAACTATCTGAATCGCACAATGTTTCTAGACCCTGCCGGTCCAGTAACAGTTCAGCGTTACGAAGAAGTAAAGTATCCTAAGATTCAAAAATACGAATTGTTAGCACGTGGATTCTTTTGGCAACCAGAAGAGATATCACTAACTAAAGACAAGATGGATCACAAAGAATCTAGTGATGCAATCAAACACATTTTTACATCAAATCTCTTACGACAAACTGCACTAGATTCGATCCAAGGTCGTGCGCCAGCGCAAGTATTCGGTCCAGTGATTTCTATTCCTGAACTTGAATCATTAGTTAGTAACTGGTCATTTTTCGAAACGAATATTCACAGCGCAAGTTACAGTCACATTATTCGTAACGTGTACGGTGTGCCTAAGACAGAGTTCAATAAGATTCATGATACGAAAGAAATCGTAGACATGGCAGCAAGCGTTGGTCGTTACTACGACAGACTGCACAAGATAAACTGCACTAAAGAAGGCGGAATCGCTGTTGATGAGCGTGAACACATCAAGGCAATCTGGCTAGCACTACATGCTTCATACGCTCTAGAGGCACTAAGATTCATGGTATCATTCGCTACATCGCTAGCAATGGTAGAGAACAAGATTTACATCGGCAACGGTAATATCATCTCTCTTATTCTTCAAGACGAATTGTTACACACAGAGTGGACAGCGTATTTAATCAATCAAGTTGTCAAAGACGATCCACGATTCGCAGATATCGTAGAAGAATGTCGCGAAGAAGTGTACGCTATGTACATGGAAGTTATCGAGGAAGAAAAACAGTGGGCACACTACTTGATGTCTAAGGGTGTTGTCATTGGCTTAAACGCTGATATTCTGTGTGAATTCGTAGACTACATGGCGTTCACAAAGCTAAAAGAAATCGGCATTAAATACCTTGCGCCATATCCAAAATCCAGTCCAATTCCCTGGTTCAATCGCCACCTGAACATCAACAAGAAACAAGTCGCTCTACAAGAAACAGAATCGACTAACTACGTTATTGGTTTGATGAGTGACAACGTAGATAAAGATTCATTGCCAGCTATCTAATTTTAAATAGATTGTGATATGAGAATAGATGAAATATTATTAGTGCCAGAACAAAATTTCGACAAAAAAGAGATTTCAAAACATCTGCTCAACTCAAAGAAATTCGCAGACAAATTTCCTTACGATCCGTTAAATTTTGACGTAAATTATCAAAATAACGGAAAAGAAGTCATAATTATTTTGACAGATAACGATGATATTGTTGCGTTTGCTGGTTTTAGCGTCATATCGGCGTCATTATGGCAGGGACGAAATATTCAAGTGTATGAATCATATCTAGGACGAAATATTGCCGCTAATCTTATTAAGTTCGTAAAAAATGATATAGGTGTTAATATTCAAAGTGATATTAGACAAAGTCAGTCTGGGAAAAAACTATGGACTGAAAAACTTCAAACCGTTGGGATACATCCTAAAATTTTTGATACAGAAACCAATCATATAATTGATAAAAATATAAATCCAACTGCGTACGACAACGCATTGTCAAAAATATATACGACTGACCCATTAAGTCCAGATAAGTTTAAATACACATGGATTTTAGAACATAATGATCAATACCCCGATCAGAACATCTTGAAAGAAAATTCTTTGTTGATGCCTCTTTATGGTCTATGGTATGATTTTAAAAAAGAAAAAGATGAATTGAAATCGATTCATCCAAAAATGATTGACTTGTACTCTCAATGAGAGTACAATCTCTACTTGAAGGAAATAATTATGATTACAATCTATACAAAAGATAATTGTCAGTTCTGCGATATGGCAAAAGCACTACTTGAAAGTCGTGGCGTACCCTACAACACGATCAACGTTAGTGAGAAATCAGAGGCACGTGACTTTTTAATTGAAAACGGTCATCGTTCAGTACCTCAGATTTTTCGTGGAACGACACACATACCTGGTGGCTACCAAGGCATCTCCGGTATGTCAGAAGAAGAATTTAACACTAAGATAAAAGGAAATTAAATGCTAATTGATAAAGGCGTAGCGGTTGGAGAAGTTATTACATTGAAACTTACATCAGGTGAAGAGATTGTAGCTAAACTGGTAGAAGAAACACCGGCACACTACAAACTATCACACCCGATGGTAATTGGTCACGGTCCTAAAGGTCCTGGCTTGATGCCGTACTTGTTCACGGTTAACCCAGACAAAGAAATCAAACTACTACGCGGCACTGTCACAGTAGTCGAGGCTACTGACAAGATGTTCGCCGATCAGTTTATTCAGTCAACTACTGGTATTAAATTGGCATAAATACTCATTAGACGAGGAAACAACATGGCGGCTCTTAGTAGAAAAGGTGATAAAAATACAACTGGCGGAAAAATAGTACGCGGCGCAAGTACGGTTGTATGTAACGGCATCCCAGTAGGACTACACGTTAGTCCTATCACGCCACACACGCCTAAACCTAAACGACAGCCACATAGAGCCGCCAAAACAACAGACGGCAGCCCCACCGTATTCTGCGAGGGTCTTCCAGTGTTACGAGTTGGAAGCGGCAACAGTTGCGGTCATAAAATAATTCAAGGCAGCCCGAACGTTAACGTTCCATAACAACTATGAGTCAAACAGGCAACTACACACCGCTACAATTAAACGCTTTATCTGAAATTACTCAACGTAGAGGATTTTCGATAAACGCTGCGTCTAGCGCACTACAGGGCACATGGACTCCTGGAAAATACACAGCCGGCACACTAGTCAGTCAAACAGTGTTGTCTAGAATCACAGAGTCGATTCCCAACATTTATCAAATGGCGGTAGACGGTCGTATTAGTCCTGAGACTTATCGTAATTTAACTAACATTAGTTTTACAGTATGCGGAGCCTTGGCTAACGTCAGACCTAACACTTTTAATCCGACCTATCCTGGATACGGCAGTTGGAGTGGCGGTCAATTAGTTAGTCAATCTTATCCACCAAGAGATTACCCTCAAAGCGGCACTTACAGTTACATCAATCAAACTTACGGCACGTATGCTTATGTTACTGGATGGCCCGGCAAAAACAGTTGGCAACAAGCAACTGATACATATGCTGCCGCAGTTCCTCCAGCGTCAGATACAGCCGCACTGAATGAATATGATAGTTACGTTAGTACAGGTTTCGTATCATTAGTCGCTCGTCAAGCGTACTATGAGTTGAGTAGTGGACGATTCGATCAATACAATAATATTGTCAATACATTCGGACTGTGTAGTGGTAGTAGAACTCAGACTAATCAACAAATCGCTAGCTTAGTAAACTCAAAGTCGTTCTTAAGTGGTAACTTTAGTAACAACAACGACTTGACTACTAACGACATCAGCGGCGTCAATCAAAGTTTTAGAATCTGGGGTGAAGATTTAGTCAACACAGGCAAGGCAATAGACTTGTCTAATATTCACAGATTCGGCACTCCTAGTGTCTTGTTACTCACCTTACAAAAATACGGAGCAATTACTCAGGCTGTTGGCATGGCTCTACAGTACGCGGGTCTGAATTCACAAGACTTGAATAACATATTTATTCCTACGTATGTTCCGACGCCTACACAAGAAAAGAAAATC